ATCTGCCCGGACCGGCGCGCGAGGTCGATGAAGCCCTTGTAGCCGACGATCACCTGGACGGAATCAACCCAGCGCTCGTTTCCGTGCTGATCCTTGCGCTTGACCTTGAACGGCACCAAGTAGGCGTGCCCGAGGACCGTATTGGGCTCCAGCCCCATCTGCGCGCACTGGCCAATTGCCCCTATCAGGCTGGCAACGTCGCACTTTAGCAGGCCGGGTGTCGTTGTCACGGCGATCTGTGCCACCTTGAGCAGCCGCTCGGCGTTCAGGTGCGCCGGCAGCATCTTGGCGATCTCGCCCTTTTTCTGATCGAGCAGGTAGGCCACCTGTTCCTTGGGCTTCATGTCGGAAAGCTTGACTGCAGGCACGCCGGTGACTGCTGATTTCAGTGATGCGCTCATGGGATGCTCCTATTTCAGCCGGAATACCCGGCTGTCTGTGGTTTTTCTGAACTGTTCGGCGATATCTGGATGCGCGGCCTCAAGCGCCTTGAGGTCAACCCGCCGCGTTGATTGGGTTTTCCAAGTCGCGATTGGCTTGCCCGCGTATAGCAGCGTGGCGGCCTCTGCCATGGCAAGCTTGATCTGCGTTGCAATCAGCTCCTCGCGCGCCTCCATGGTTTTGATGTCGACCTTGATATCCTTGAGCTGCTGGCACAGCGACACCAGAGCGTCGTCAGCCTCGGCAATCGTGCCGGCGTCTCGCTGATACAGCCATTTGACATCGTCAGCCGTAGCGGGCTCTGGCGGCGTCCTGGACTGGATGCGCTCCCAGAACTCGATCTCACGGGCCCGGATGCCGGCAATGGTCTCCTCGTCGCGGGTGATCCAGTGGATGCGCGGCTTGTCGTCGAAGCCGGTCAGGGCGGCCACAACAGCGCGATTGCGGGGCTTGACCATCAACCCGTGCATCACCTGGGCCGCATAGTAGATTGGGATCTCATCGGAATCCTCGTCGCCCCAATCCTTGGCCGCCCACGGGTTCACCGTTTTGGCCTCTCCGTTGACCTCCTCGCCGTCGATCCGCAGCTCCAGATCGATCTCGGCGCGCAAGAACGGATGCTCAGGATCTGCATAGCGCTGATTCTGGGCGATGATCTCGACCTCGTGCCCACGGTCACGCAGCTCGTCAACCAGCATCTCTACCACGATCGGCTCCCAGCGCTTGCCGCGCCCGAACAGCTTTTCCTTGGCAGGCGTGACTTCCTCCTCAAACTCCCCGATCTTCTGCTGGTAGAGCATGAAGGCCGATTTCCACGGGCTCAGGCCGAGGATTGAGGCAACATCACTGCCGCCGATGTAGCTTGTGCGGTCGGTCATGGTGCCACCCACTGCGGCACCGAACGGGTGCGCACCAGATGCAGGCCAAGGGTGATCGCGTGCAGGCCGTCGCAAGCGATCATGTCGAGGGAATGGCCGCGAAACGTCAGGCGGTAAAGTTTGCCTGGAACGATTGGGGAAGCCTTCATCGAAAATCCTCCGTGTAGATATTGCTGTGCGGGACCAGGTCGGGATCGGACGGCTCGCCATCGTCCCAATACGGCGCCCACTCGGCATCGTACTCGGCCAGCCAGTCGCCGGCGCGGACCGTCATGCCGACCTCGCCTGGCTGCAGGTCTTTGAGGTTGGTGGCGCGGACGGTAATCGGCTCAATTTCGCCGCAGTAGTCAAAAAATCCGACAACAACCCATTGCTCCGGCTCGAACGCGCGGACCTGGTCGGCCACCAGTTTGGCAATCGGGTAGTGGGGTTTTAGGTAGTACGGGATCACGGTTCAATCTCCTCGCAAATGCGGATCAGCTCGGCGGCTTGCCACGCGCGTTCGGCGTCCAAGGCGGCGTCCCAGGCGGCGGACATGGCGGCGTCCCTGGCGGCGTCACAGGCGGTGTAATAGGCGGCGGACATGGCGGCGGACATGGCGGCGTCCCAGGCGGCGGCCAAGGCGGCGGACATGGCGGCGGACATGGCGGCGTCCCAGGCGGCGGCCAAGGCGGCGGACATGGCGGCGTCCCAGGCGGCGGACATGGCGGCGTCCCTGGCGGCGGCCAAGGCGGCGGCCAAGGCGACGGCTAGCTCCTCATCAGTCGCCTCTCCTCTTGCGTACCGCTCCGCAACGTCTAGTGCCGTCACGCTGCGCGGGTCGAGCATCAGGTGCTGCACCCGGCGGGCGCAGCGGACCGCGTAGAGCCGCCACAGATTGTTGTGCTCTGGCATCGTGCGCAGGCACCATAGCGCGTCGTTGATGCCGACCGTTTCGACGATCTGCCGGACGGTGATCGGTGTATCGGCACATATTTTTTTTACCGCCGGGTTACGCAAGGCATGCCGCCAGCGATCCTGACACGGCCCGGCGGCTTTGATTTCGGCTAGGGTGGTGGTTGGCTGGCTCATACCGCCCCCTCGAACGCGCGGACCTGGTCGGCCACCAGTTTGGCAATCGGGTAGTGTGGTTTTAGGTAGTAGGTGTTCACGGGATGCGCTCCTCGATCGGTACGATGGCCACAACTTTCTTCAACTTGAGCTTCCGCAGAACGGTAGCGCCTGGATTCGTCTTCTGCCCATCGCGCAGCCGCAGCAGATACGCCGGATCAATCTGCAACACCCGAGCCGCAGCCCGCAGCGAGCCGTGTTGCCGTTCTAGCTCGATGATCCGATCCCGCAACGGATCAATGCGGCGCATTGGCACGCGGTTGTAGAATTCCAGGTCGTCGTCGTTCATGCGGCCCCCTCGAACGCGCCCCGGTAGGCCGCGATCATGGCTGGGCTGATCTCGCCGAAGCTGTCGTTCAGCGCCTCCAGGTCACCAGCGGGGATGTCCTGCTCAATCGTGATAGGCGGGATCGCCTGGGCGACAACCGGGCCAACAAGCCTCGCAAACGCCGCACCACGGCGGGCGGCAACGCGGATGGATTCAATCGCTGTGGTCTCGTTCATGGTCGTTGCTCCTGTTGTGGCCGCTCAACTTGGCGGCTTGGGATAAAGCATAAGCGCTTATTATCGGCATGTCAACACCTTTGGCAAAAATAGTTTTCGGCGCGGAACCGTGCTATGATTGCGCCACGTTAACCAATGGAGGATCGCCATGACACTGAACGAATACCTTGATTCACAGGGCCGGGGGTCGGCCGCCGCCCTCGCCAAGGCCATCGGGGCATCGACGTCCGGAGTGTGCTTGTGGCGCTCGGGCGTGCGTCAGGTGCCCATCGAGCGCTGCCTGGCCATCGAGCGGGCGACGGGCGGCAAGGTGCGGGCGGAAGAGTTGCGGCCTGACCACGACTGGAGCCGGCCCGGCAAGCGGAGGGCATAAAAAAAGCCGGCTTGAGGCCGGCAATGGTAGTGTCAAACAGGAGCAATCAAACTGAAGCTGCCGGGCTGGGGTGAGCGCCGACGAACCAACGATAGCGCGGGAGGGGCGAATGGTCAAGCTCGACACCATCGACATCCGCGAGGTAACCCGCCGCACCGGCCTGGGCCGCAAGGCGATCAGGGGCCGCATGGACCCCACCTGCAGGCGGTTCGACCCAGACTTCCCGCTGCCGATCAGGCGGGGGCGGTTCGTCGGGTGGGTGGAGGCTGAAATCGATTCCTACGTAAACAACAGGAGCACATCATGATCGAAATTAAATTCACAATCCCAACTCCGGCGGTCTTTGAACTGCTCGTGGCGAAAATTGATGGTTTTGAGCAGCACCGCATCTTCCGATGGGGCGTTACCAGTGATCGAGAGCTGATAGCCGTCACAGCCGGTGGCGATTACCCCATGGGCTACACCTCGGCGATTTTGCACCCGAACGGCTACGTCGGCGGCCTAGCTGGTGGGTACTCGTCACCAGAAGAATGGCTGTCCGCGGTCCGGGAACGCTGGGAGGCCGCAGACGCGGAAACGACCGCCGCACTTCTGGCGGCGCGGGAGGAAAGAGGGTAAGATCGGAAAAGAGAAGCCCCGTTGGCGGCAAACCTTCGGGGCTTCGTAAACAGCCTGGGGCAACAGGCGGATGGGAAAACATCAACTGGCACTGCCAATTATACCCATCCGCTACAGCATTGCAACCAGGCCCCGTCAACATCGACGAAAAGGGCCTCACGAATGAAATACACGGCAACCATCAACCTGGCCGGAATCCACGACGCCGGCCTGTCAGACAAAACCGATGTCGTTGATTGGGTGATCATCGAGTACATAGCCGACTGGTACACGACTCCAAAAGCCACCAAGCGCGACGATAAGGTGTGGATAAATTATCGGCATCTCATCGAAGAGCTTCCACTGCTTGGACTCAAAACCAAATCGTCAGTATCAAAACGGATCACAAAGCTCGCCAGTATCGGACTTCTAAATATCGACAGAGACCATGACGGAAGGATGTATGCCTCCATAGGGCAGGCCGCAATAGACGCGCGATGTTCCAGGTCTACCCGTTCACCAGAACCGACGGGCGTTGACGAATTTCAACGGGGCGTTGACGAATTTCAACGGGGCGTTGACGAATTTCAACGGGGCGTTGACGAAAGTGAACATCCAATAGATAACCAGTTATCCGGGAATCAATCAGGGAATCAAGATCCAAATCCTAAGAGTTGCAGCGGCCCAAAAGCGGCCGCCGCGCCCGCCCCAGATCCTGGGACAGGCTTGGCCCTGGTGAACGGCTCGAAGGAGGTAGCCACCAAGCCCCTGAACGGCAAGATCAAGGCGGAGGCAAAGACCGGCGCAATCTGGGCGGCCTACTCGGCGGCCTACTTCAACCGCTACGGTGCCGAGCCTGTCCGCAACGCCAAGATCAACGGCCAGCTCGCCCAGGTCGTTGACCGCCTGGGGGCAGATGAGGCGCCGCACGTCGCGGCCTGCTATGTCGGCAGCAACAATGCGTTCTACGTCGCTCGCCGGCACAGCGTGGACTGCCTCCTGCGAGACTGCGAGAGCCTGCCGACCGAGTGGGCAACCGGAAC